TACTATTCAGACATATGAAGAGAGCAGATGATTATTGGAATTATCATGGACATGAGTATCCATGGATAGGATGGGAAGAGTTAACTAATTGGTCAACTATGGAATGTTATGAGAGTATGAAAGCATGTAATAGGTGTAGTATAATGGGTGTACCTATTAAATATAGATCAACATGTAATCCATGGGGAGCAGGACATAGTTGGGTAAAGGAATACTTTATTAATCCAGCTCCACCACTAACTAAAATATATAATAGTAGTGGTCAGATAAGAGTTAGAGTACATGGTCATCTCAGAGAAAATAGAATACTAATGAAGGCAGATCCGGAGTATATAAAGAATTTAGAAAGTATTGAAAATATGCAGAAGAGGATGGCATGGTTAGAAGGTAGTTGGGACATTGCAGCAGGTGGTTTCTTTGAAGGTATATGGGATCCATATAAACATATTATTAAACCATTTAAGATCCCAGCTAATTGGAAATATACTATAGGATTAGATTGGGGAAGTCAGAAACCAGCATCTTTAGGTATATGGGTAAAGAGTGATGGTAGTACTCTACCAGACGGTAGAAAGTACCCAAGAGGATCAGTAATAAGAGTAGATGAGTGGTACATGGTAGAGAAAGATAGTAGAGGTCAGACAGTACCAGATAGAGGATTAAGACTAGATAATGAAAAGATGGCTATTGGTATATATGAAAGGACTAAGGACCTAAATATATCTCAGTGGGTAGCAGATCCATCTATTTTTAGAGATCAATCAGGACCATCTATCTTTAAGCAGTTTAATAAAATTAGAAGATTACCATTTAAACCAGCCGACAATGAGAGAATACCAGGATGGCAATCTATGATAGGATTAATGTCGGAATCAAAGAAAGATGAACCAGAGTATCCAGGATTGTGGGTATTTAATAGTTGTAGAGAGTGGATTAGAACAGTACCAATATTGATGCGGGATGAGAGAAATATAGAAGATATTAGTACAGAAGCAGAAGATCATATTGCAGATGAAACAAGATATATTTGTCAGACAGTTAGACCACCACTCAAAACTCAAGCATTGCTATTTTAACAGGGGGATATTAAATGACAATTTTCAATACAAGTATAAATACTATTCCATCAGTTTATAATAATACTACTAATTCAGTAGATTCTACCTCTAGTCTATATGACTTTATGGCAGAGAATTGGAAGTTGCCTTTAACTCTAATGGATGGAGAACGATCTATGAAGGAAGCTAATATATTGTATTTGCCTCGTGAACCTATGGAGACAGAACCTCAATATATTAATAGGTTGAATAGATCTACACTAAAGAATTATTTTTCGTGGGCGGTAGAAAATCATACAGGTAGAGTATTTAAAAAACCTATAGTATTCAGTGAAGATACTAATAGTGTCATATTCAAATATAATGATAACTTAGATCTAATGGGTAATGATGCAGATACCTTTTATAAAGAGGTATTTAGAGATATGTTGATTAAGGGAGTTAGTTATGTATATGTAGATTATCCAAGAAATACCGATGATTTAACTTTAGCAGATGAATTAGAAGGTGACTTTAGACCATATTGTGTGCATATAAAAGCTGAGCAGGTTATCAATGCGGTATCAGGTATGGTTAATTCAAGAAAGGTATTAGTAAGAGCTCATATATTAGAGACAGTTACTATTCCGGAAAACAAGTGGGGATATAGAAATATATATCAAATTAGAGTACTATATCCAGGATCATGGGAATTGTATAGGAGAGGAGCTAGTGAAGGATCTAACACATGGGATCTATTTGATAGTGGAGAAACATCATTAGATTACATTCCATTAATTCCATTGTATGGTAAGAAAATTGGATTCTTTGGTGGAGTATCTCCACTACAGAATTTAGCTAATTTGAATAGAGCTCATTGGCAATCATTATCAGATCAGATGAACATTACACATGTAGCTAGAGTACCTATACTATTTGGAACAGGATTTGATGAGAGTGATAGTTTAACTATTGGATCAAAATCAGCTATAATGGGACCTAATGAAAGTCAGTTAGTTTATGTAGAACATACCGGAAAAGCTATAGAATCAGGTATGAATGAACTGAGAGATTTGGAAGATAGGATGATGTTAGAAAGTTTAGAATTATTGGATGAGAAAAGTAGTGGAGGTACAGCTACATCTAAATCATTATCAGTATCAGATATTAATTGCTCATTGCAGGATTTAGCTATTAAGTTACAGAAGATGATTATTAGAGTTAACGATATAATGTGTGATTGGGAAGGTATTGAAAGGGTTGGAACAGTTATTGTCAATGTAGATTTTGGTTTACAATTAAGAGACGGATCAGAAGCAAATATACTATTGAAAATGAGACAGAATCAAAGTATATCTATTAATACATTTCATAAGGAAATGAAAAGGCGCGGAGTACTTTCACCAGACTTTGATAGTAAGAAGGATATCAAGTTATTGGAGAAGGAAAAAGCTAAAGAAGCTTTATTATTGCAGAAAACAACTATGGATAAGGATACTTTAGCAAATAATACTAAAGGAAAACCATACATTGATGAAACGGGTAAGCAAATTGTTGGAGATAAAAATGCAGAAAATATAGACACAGGTAAACCAAGGATTTCATAAATTTTATATTAATAACGGGAGGTTATTATGGCATTAGAAGAAATAGTAGACAGTTTAGATAAAGTAGATTCCAAGTATATTGATCTCTATGTTGAAAACTCAGATGGGAAATTTGAAGTTAACATAGCAGGATTGAAATCAGCATTGAATAAAGAACGGTTAGCTAAGAAGGATCTAGAGAAAAAACTAAAGGATCGGTCTAAAGATGAAGATAGTGATCCTGATGTTAATGATCTAAAGAATGAGTTGAAGACCGCTAAAGATATGATTACTAATATGAAGATTAATAGTAAACTAAAGAATGCGGCTATTTCAGCAGGAGTAGATCCTAATTATGTTGATGATGTTATTCAGCTAACTAAAGGAAATTTTACTATTGGGGACGATGGTAAAATAGTTAGCATAGATGCAGATGGAAACCAAGTTAATCGATCAATAGACAATTTCTTTAAGATTGATTTTAGGAATAGTAAACCAAGATTTTTCCTAAACTCAGGTAAGAAAGGAACAGGATCTCACGAATCAGAGGATGGGATTCCTCTATCGTTTAATGGTAAGATTGAAAAAGCTATTAGAAGTAAGAACACTACAGAACTAATAAGATTGAAACAAACTAAAATATAAGGAGATATAATATCATGGCAATCGCATCTACAGAAAGTTTTCCCCAATATGCAGGTGAATTATTCATGCTTGGAAATGGTAATACACCATTTTTAGCAGCATTAGGAACCGAGGCAAGAATCGTTAGTAATTTCGATTTCTCGCTAAGTTCGTCTTGGACATTATCAAGTGGTACTCAGCAGTCTATTACGGAGACGGCAGCTTTGTCTCAGGATACACCGGTTAGTTATACTAGAGATCAGGATGTCAATACATGTCAAATAGTTAAGTATGATGTAGTTACTACATATAAGATGTTGTCATCGTACTCTAAACTGATTGGCAATGCATCCGATTATGGATCGGTAGATGGTGTTAATAGTATCGATGATGTACATAACCACAACATCGAGGGTGCTCTTAAACAAGTATATACCAACCTAAACTATACATGTTGGAATGGTGTATATGCTAGATCTACTGGAGCTGGTGTAGCGGCTACTACTGGTGGGTTAGATGAAAGTATTACTACATACTCATCTGCGGCTGGTGTAACTATGGCTAATATGACTAAGGCTCTTATTGATGCTAAATTAGCTACTATGGCTGATGCTGGTATCGATATGACCGGTATAGTTATATGGGTAGGATCGGCTGGAAAGGTAAAGATATCAGATCTTTATAGTTTAAATTTGCAAACTCAACCTAGAGATAGAGTAGTAGGTGGTGTTAATTTGCAAACATTAGTAACCGATTTCGGTGAGTTTGGAATCGCTTATGATGCTCATATTCCCGCTAAGAATATTTACTTTATAAATATGCCTTTAGTGAAGAATGTGTGGTGCTCAGTTCCTCTTAAAGGTAACTTGTTTTATGAGGAAAAGTCTACCGCTGGAGCAGCTCGATCTGGTATGATTTATGGTCAATGGGGTCTTGATTACGGAGCTCAGGAAATGCATGGAAAGTATACTACTACCTAAATAGGTTACTACTATTAGTATAATCTTGATAATAATAATAAAATAAATGTAATTTATTTAATTATTTTCAATTATTATTGCTAATAGTAGTGTTTAGTAAAAGTAGTATATTTAAGGTAAAATGATGTTATATATAGTTATATCATATACTTAGATATAATTACATGATTATATAGCATCTAAATTAATTAACTAACCTGTGTATAGGTAGAGAGATGTTTTTATTAGTAACATATTTATAACATTTCTCCTCCTGTACTAAAAACCTTTTATTCCATAATGTAGCAACTCATTTATTATTAGGCGGTAAGTTTCTTGCCATTCTTACCGTCTTTTAATAAAACTAACATATTACAAATCTTTACTATAAAGGAGACATACCTACCATGATAAATTTAGAATGTAATGCAGAAGTAAATAAATTGAATGAATTCATCAAAGATCATGATCTAAATATTACAAGGTCTCAAAAATCATTTAGTTATTCATCTAATCCAATTGGTAATACATACAATAAATGGACTGTATTAGACAAAGCTTGTAGTAATAAACATGGAGCATCTATGTATCTATGTAAATGTGAATGTGGTAATGAGTGTATTGTTAAAGGAGTAAGTTTATTTAATGGTTTATCCACAAGATGTAGATTATGTAGTTCATATAGTTTACATAGTGGAAATTCATTTCTAATGAGGGAGAAATAC